TAGATGATGTAGATGTAGTAGAAACGGTGCTTATGGCAGGAGAAAAAGATAGAATTAGTAATATCATTGATGAAATTAGCGGATATGGTGCAGATGATTTTACACTTGAGGATACCGCAAAAAACTAATTGAAGCAGGTGGAAAAGCATATTTGTTACATAGAATATGGCAGACAAAAGGAAAACTGCCACATGAAGTATTATCACTCAATAAAGGAGAACAAGCTTTTTTGTTTGCCAGTGAGTTAGTAGCAGCAGAAAACAAAGAAAACTTTTCTTGCCCATTATTTAAGAAGTAATAAAAGTGAGTGCTTGCATTTTGTAAGCACTTTCTTTTTTATATTGAGGTGGTGAAATTGGCACAAACCGTAGTAATTGACATTGCAGCAAGGCTGCAAGACCAAACAAGTGCAGGCGTACAAAAGGTAAGAGAAAATGTAGACAGGCTGGGAAAAAGCATTGAAAAAATGAAAAAACAGATGTCTAAAATAAAAAAGAGCGAGGTAGCTTTAAATGTAAAAGATAAGGCAACACAGGCAATAGAAAAAATTTCAAAAACAGTTTCTAATTTAGGCAGAAAAACGTGGAATGTATCTGTTAAAGTATTGGACAAAGCAACTGCACCGTTAAAAGGTATACTCAATATGCTGAAAAATCCCATATTTCAGGCTGGTGCTGTACTAGGCATATCGGCAGGAGCAGCAAGCACTTTTCAGACTTATCAAAATTTTGAAAAAAGTATCAGTAATGTCAAAGGATTAAGTGGTGCAAATGCTGCTGATATGGCGGAATTAACAAAAGTAGCTAGAGAAATGGGAAAAACTACAACAAAATCAGCAAGTGAAGCAGCTGACGCATTAGGATATATGGCTCTAGCTGGTTGGGATAAAGACCTGGATTTAGGAAGAACTAGTGACTTAGTGACTGATAGTATGAGTAGCTTGGGTATTAACGGAAAAGAAGACGGAGCATTGCAAAGTTATTTAGATAAAGTTGCAAAAACAGCTTCTAGTTCGAATACCAATATTGATGCTATGATGGAGGCATTTTTAGAATTTGGCGGCACTGCAAAAAATAGAGGAATTGCTCACGATGAAGCGAGTGCTTTAATTGGTGTGCTTGCAAATAGAGGTGTCAAAGGCAGTGAAGCAGGAAATGCTTTAAATTCTGTACTACAGAATTTAACAATGGGCAATGGAATTGCAGGAACAGCAATGAAAAAATTAAATTTAAGTGCCTATGACGCACAAGGCAATTTTAAGGGATATGCTAATGTATTAAAAGAATTAAACGATAAAATAAAAGATTTGTCACAGGAAGAAAAAGACTATTATTTAGGTGCAATAGGTGGCAAAACACGAATGAGTGAGTTACAGCATTTGTTATCTGGTGTGAGTGGAGAATATGACGAATTAAAAGATAAAGTAGCAAATTCAAGTGGTGCATTGGAAGAAATGGCAAATATTATGAATGACAATATTTATGGTGATGTCAAAGCATTGCAGAGTGCTGTAGAAAGTGTACAGCTTGATTTTATGGATAAATTTCAACCAAGTGCCAGAAAGTTTTTACAGTGGAGCAAAGACTTAACACTTTCATTTGGACAGAAACTTACAAAAGCAGCAGAAAAATTCCAATATAGAATAGAGAAAATAGAAAGTACAGTAAAAGAGTTTAAAAGCAGTAAACAATGGCAAAATGCTGATTTGTCTGAAAAAATCAGTATTGCATGGGATAAAATCATAGCAGAACCTTTTGCACAGTGGTGGAGTAGTAAAGGGAAAGAATGGGCTTGTGGTGTAGCGAATAATATAGGTTATGGTATTAGTTCTGCATTGACAGCGGGCATTTCTGCACTATTAGGGATTGATTTGGGAGAAGCAGCAGATAGTGGCTTTGATATTGGCAAAAGTTTTGCAGAAGGTTTTATCAATGGTTTTGATGGCAGTAAAATATGGCAAGGACTCAAAGAGAAGTCAAAAGAACTTGTTGTAAATGCTTCTAAAATATTGCCTGGTGGAGAACAAGCAACAGGCGGTAGTTGGCTTTCTGCTGGACTACTAGCTTATGGTGGTATCAAAGCAGGAAAGGCATTAGGGGCAGGAAAATTACTAGGTAAACTAGGAAGTGGAGCAGCAGAAACAGTTACTTCAGCAGCAAAAGCAGTAAAACCAGTAGCACAAAATGCTAATAATTATGTTGACTTTTGGAAAAATGCAAATTTACATAGTGTAACAACAAGAGAGGCAGCAATAAAAAGCTATCAAAAAACTTTAGATGGTTTTGTTTCTTTAAAATTAGTTCCGTCTCTTGAGAAATTGAAAAAAACACCTAGTATAGGAAAAGCAGGAAAGTTTTTAAAAGGAAATGGATTAAGTTTATTGTTTTCAGCAGCAGCTGTAATGCAGGCAGAAGACAAGAAAAAAGAAACAGTTGTACAAGGTGGTAGTTTTGCTACTAGTTTAGCTGGTGGTTCTTTGGGAACAAAAATAGGTGCAGCAATCGGTACAGCAATAGCACCTGGTGTAGGTACAGCAATAGGTGGTGCAATAGGAGGATTGGCAGGTAGTATTGGTGGTTATATGGGTGGTGAAAAACTTTTTAGAGGATTGACAGATTATTTTAAACCAGAAGAAGAAAGAGAAACAGAAGCCATTAAAAATAATATTAGCAATACACAAAGTATAAGAAGTGACTTAAAAAATGTAAACGATTTGATATGGGAAACAGAATATCTCAAAAAAAGGTGGCAGGACGTAAGAGAAGAACTTTCTAAAACGGATTTGTCACAAGAGGATAGATTACAAAAGCAACAGGAATTAAATGATATTGTAGAAGAATTATCTTCTCTTTATCCTAGTATGATAAGTGCAGAAGATGTAATTAACGATAAACTAGATGAAAGAATTGAAAAAGTACAAAAATTGAACGAGTGGGAGAAAAAACTACAATTTGCAAATTTGAAAAAACAAAATTTAGAAAATGCTAAAAATTTTGATAAAGTAAATGAAGATTATATCAATGGTAAAAAAGAAGTTACAAATTTAGAAAAAGAAGAACAAAGAATGGAAAATATCAGAGAAAAAATGCAGGATTTGATATTAGAGAGCGAAACATTGGGTAAAAAACTAGAAACATTGGAAAAGGAAGGCAAAGCAACTTCTGACCGTTATAAAAGAATACAAGAAAAAAAGAAATCGGTTGATTATGAAATGGATAATATAATGAAAGAAAATGGTTTTGAATATGGTACAAAAGAAGGTCAATTTTTACCAGGTGATATAGCAGGTACTGCATTAGAAGCAATAGACTCTTATATGGGCAAACTTTATGAACAGTATGCAGCAGCATTAGAAAAAGATGCAGAAGTAGAGAAAATATTAAGCGACTGGAGAAATAGCGAACTACAGCAAATTGAAATAGAATATGGGGAACCAATAGAGCAAGCAATACAAAAGTATGATGAAATGGACGCTGCGGGACAGCAAGCATTAGAAAAAGCCATCAGAAAGGTGATGGAGTTAGATGAGAAATATAAAGCATTACCAGATAGAATTGTTACAGAAGCAATGTTTAAAATAGTATATAGTGGTGTTCAACCTCAAGATATGATAAAGAGATTTACAAATCCTTTAGGAACAGGAATTAGTATGGCTTTTGATAAATTTACAAATCAAAGTGTAGATAAAAAAGCGATGGGAGGTATTGTCAATAAACCACATTTAGGAATGATTGGAGAAGCAGGAGCAGAGGCAATTATACCTCTTACTGGTACAAATAAACATAGAGGAATAGCATTATGGCAGCAAACAGGGGAACTCTTAGGCACGCTGCCAAAACACGCAAGGGGTGGTATATTTGGTGGAAGTATAGATTATAAGTCTATGTTTGATGAAGCAGAGAACAAAAAAGAAGCAATACCAAGTAGTATTACAATTAGTTTAGGAGGTATGAATTTTACATTTACAGGTAATACAGCAGCAGATAAAGAAAGTATTATCACAACAATAAGGCAACAAATGCCAGAAATTGCAAATGAAGTAGCAGAAACCATTGCGAAAGAGTTACAGAAGTTATTGCCAAATATGAAAGCAAATATTGCATAGTTTGTTGAAAAATGAAAAATCCTATGATATAGTTATTTCGTAATGTTTTAATAACTATATTATAGGGGGAGTTATTTTGAAAAGACTAATGTATTTTGTAGGAATGTGTGCTTTATGTGCCACGATAGCTACGGCTTGTACAAACAATGAAACAGAAACAAAAAACGAACAAGAAGTAACAAATTTAGAAAAAGAAACTGTTAAAGATACAACAGAACAAAAAGAGAATGATGTAGCTATTGAAGTAAAGGGAGAATACTTTATTATCAATAAAGAGCTTTTTAAAGATGAATTTAACTTTATAGCATCTAATATGGAGATACCCGAAATGAAGAATTGGGAGTATCAAGAATGGGAACTTGGTGGTGATAAAGTTCAATACTATTTTTCAACTGTTGATAATGAGTTTAGTATTAAGCTAATGAAAGCTGAACAGGGACAAAATTTTGATACTATTTCAGTGGATAGTGTATATAATTCAGAAGAAGATGATACTAAAGTGTTTGCTACAATGTTTGCAGTAGCTATGATGTGTGAACAGTTTAATAGTTCTGATATTTCACAAGAATTTCGAGAAAAATTTGGAAATGACATGACAAAGGCTTTTATGGACGTCATTAGCACAAAAGAAAGAAAATATATACATGGAAAAAAATGTGCATATGCTATTTCGTATAATGCTTCCGATGTTTCTGCTGATACAATACTTTTTGTTGCAATGCCAATTGAAGAAGAGAAAATCTCTACAGAAAATGATGGTGAAGCTGAAACAGAAACAAATAAAATTTCTACAGATACCTCTAAACCAACGGAACAAGAAATAGAGATTTATAATTATATTAATAATTTGTTAGAAATGGGAGTAGATACTTCTCAAGAGCCATCTGTTAGCGAAATAGCAAGTTATTTTGGTATTAGTGAAGAAATGGTAGACGGAAATTATAATGCCTATAAACAAGGTTATCTTGAACATACTTATGAAGATTATTGTGATAAGTTAACATCTGAAAAATATGGAATTTCTATTGATGAAATAAATAAAATTTGGACAAAAGTTTATTCTTATGAAAATAAATAAACATAATAATGAATTAAAGAAATACCTCAGATAATTTTTCTGAGGTATTTTTGGCGTTAGACATTTAATCTATCTTTTAGTGCGTCTTGCAATACACGAGATAAACTTAATCCAGCTTCTATTGCTTTATCATCTAACCATTTTGGTATACTGACAGTTCTTTTTACTGCACGATTGTCTTTCACATCAACACGAATAAAATTTACAAATTCGTCTGATGTGATTTCAATACTTTTTAAATCACTTGCAGAAGGAATACTTTGTTTTTTGTCTATAAGATATTCTAACCATTGTGTTAAAGCATATTGTGCCATATACATAGCATTTGCTAATGATTTACCTTCTGTGATACAACCAGGTAAATCAGGATAGGTAATGGTAAAAGTATTGTCTTCATTTGCATGAAATATAGCGGGATAAACATATTCTGCCATAGTAAAAACCTCCTTATAGTATAGTAATATATTTGTTTTGAAAGCAGGGCTTATTTTAACCCTGCTATTTTCAGTATTGCTCTTGCTGTATTTTCGTTTATTTCACGATGTCTTGGGACTTGTACTGGACGTGCATTTTCTTTTTCGTAGATAGTATGATTTCCATCATCTCGGTCTATATGATAACCAACAGCTTCTAGCTTTTTGATTAAGTCCCTACGTTTCATTTGACCACCTCCTATAACAATATTATATTACGTAATTTACGTAAAGTCAATAGAAATTATGTAATTTACGTAAAAATATTTTTTACTCCCAAATAGAAAGTTGAGGTGATAGCTATAAAAATCATATTAACAGAGTGTGACACAGGGAATTTTATGACATTTCCTATGCTGCCAGAAGAAATAAAAGTAGATTGTGCTACAAGATTTCAAAGTTATGATATTATGAATATTGGTGAGGTGATGCAGCCACTAGGAGAGGATTTAACGAGAATATCGTGGAGCTGCAAAATACCAGGTGAAAAAAGACAAGTCAAAAAGGAAAATGGAAGTTATCAAAATCCCTACATTATTGTTAGCCACGGCGACCCTTTAAAGGTGCAGTCGTGGTTTTCTTTTTTAAGAAATAGAGGAATAAAATGCAGGTTACTGATTACAGAAACACCTGTCAATCATGAGGTATATTTAGAAAGTTATACTATGACCTATGCAGGAGGATTTGGAGATTATGACTGTGATATTTCATTTGTTCATGCTAAAGAGTTAAAAGTTTGTACAGAAGGAAATGAGAGCGACAACGAAGAAGGCACAACAAAAGCAGTCACACCACAACAACAGCAAAGACCAGAAAAAAAGTCAGATACTTCTTATACTGTCAAAAAAGGGGATTGTTTATGGGACATTGCACAATCAAAATTAGGAGCAGGAAACAGATACCAAGAAATTGCGACATTAAATAATATTCCAAATCCAAATAAAATTAGTGTAGGACAAGTGTTACTGCTTCCTGTATAAGGATGTGATAATTATGGCAGAAGTAGATATTACAAAACTAAAATACAGTGTAAAAGCCTTTTTTTCTTCTGGTGAAGTAATGGATTTGACAGGATTATGTACTTCATTGACGTGGGGAGAGGAAAAAGACAGTATTGCACAAAAGGCAGAAATCAAACTAGCAAATATCAAAATAGACAAAGGATATATCAGTGATTTGATAGAACTTTGTACACAAATAGTAATTTTTGTAAATGAACAAGAGTATTTCAGAGGAATTGTATGGGATTGGAGTTACACCAGTGCATTAGAAAAAGAATTGTCATTTACAGCATATGACAAAATGATATATTTGACACAAAGCAAAGGCAATACATACTATTCTAGTGGAAAAAGTACACAGTTTTTAGTAGAAGATATTTGTAAAGAATGGAATACAAATGTTCGTGAAGATTTGAAAATTAACGTATTGTATGAATGGGAAAGCTGGACGCATGGAAAGACGCCTTTAAAAGATATGGAAATCAGCAGGCAATTAACAACAGTGCTAGATGAGGCACAAACAAAACTAAACAGTAAATATGTTATGCTTTTTGAAAAAGACACACTCATTATCAGGAAAAAAGGCAGTAATACAGATATTTACTATTTTCACGGCAAAAATGTAGAGAGTACCACAAATCGTTTGACATTGCAGGGATTGGTTACAAAAGTGTTAGTATATGGAAAATCAGAAGAAGACAAAAGACCTCCACTATTAAAAACAATAGATGGAAATTTGGAATATGGCACATTACAAGAGATTGTCACAAAAGACAGCAACAAAACATTAGAAGATGCAGAAAAAGAAGCACAAAACATATTAAAAGAAAAAGGAAAGCCAGAGGAAAATATTTCTATATCTACAATAGATGTACCTATGATGAGAAAAGGCGACAAAGTAAAAGTATTTGCAGGCAATTTATCAGGATATTTTATTGTAGAAGGAATAACACACAATGGCTTTGAAAAAACGATGGAATTGGAGCTGGAAAGAATATGAAAGGATTTCAACATTTGGGAAGTGTGATAAGGCAAGAAGTGCAAAACGGTATAAAAAGCCCTTTAGTACTAGATTTTGGTGTGATACAAGAGGATTACAGCCTTTTGACAAATACCTATCCCATTCCTATCCCCATAGAGGACTATTCTATATGCAGAGGTGTGAGCTGGAACCCAGCAAAGCCTATGACAATGACGTGGTGGCAGGGAGAAGACCCTGTTGTAGAAGGCTGGGAAGAAGAAGATTGGAGTGAAAAAGGCTGGCAGGGAGGAGAGATATATTTACATAAACCACCAGATACATTCCCAGACCACGAACATAATGCCAAAGGAAAACATAATCATAGTGTTTGTAGCACTGGTATACATTATCACGATGTGTATTTACCCGATAAAATGAGATGGATAAAACCAGGAGACAGAGTACTTGTAGCGTGGGTAGGTGTAGATGCCATTGTAATTGATTTGATACTCAATGCAAAGGTGGTGTTAGAAAATGGCTAATTTATTTCCTACATTTGCTGTACCTAAAGTGGTAGAAAGCGGTATCAAACAAGAAAACAGAACAAAACAAAGTTTGTATTTTGATTTTGAAAAAGGAGATATTGCATTAGATGGCAATGGAGAAATTAAAACAGCAACACCCTATGATACTTGGGTACAGTGGTGTTTAAAAACAGTGTTAACACAAAGATGGGCATTTTTTGCATATTCTTCTCAAACTGGTGTAGAAATGGAAGAAGCATTTGCACAACAAGACAGAAAGGCACAGCAAAGTTATATCGAAAAAACAGTGACAGAAGCACTTTTAGCTGACCCATATCAGAGAACAAAAAGAGTGTATGACTTTACATTTGTATGGCAAACAGATGGTGTAGAAGTGACATTTTGGGTAAATGGTTTGTGGGTAGAAGATAAAAAATTGACAGCATTTTTGATAAGATAAAAATGTGTAAAAGATGTGTATATTATAATTGATAAATGTGTATATTATATGTATAATAAAAATATAGAAGGGAGGAAACTATGAAACAAAAAGAGTTGATAAAAAAGCTAGAAAATATTGGTTTCCGATTTGAAAGACATGGAGGCAGTCATGACATTTATGCAAGAGGAAAGGAAAAAGAAACTATTCCAAGACATAAAGAAATCAACGAAAAACTAGCAAAAGCAATATTACGAAAATGGGGATTATAATATTTATCAATAAAATAGTATATATAAAAGGAGTGAAAACCGTATGAAAGCAGTATATCCTGTCATTTTTACACCTTCAGAAAATGTTATATTAATAGAAGTACCTGACTTAGAAATTTTAACAGAAGGAGAAAGTATTGTAAATGCGATAGATATGGCAAGAGATGCTATAGGATTAAAAATAATTTCATTAGAGTATGACAAAACAGAAATACCAAATCCAACAAATTTATTTGATATAAATATAGAAAATAGTACATTTGCAGAAGAAGGAAAAAGCTATGTTTCTATGGTAGATGTGGATATTACAGAATATCGTAAAAAAGTAGATAATAAATCTGTTAGAAGAAATATTACATTACCTAATTGGTTAAATGTAGAAGCAGAAAAAGCACATATTAATGTTTCAAAAGTGGTACAAGAAGCATTAATGGAAAAGTTAGGTGTTTCCAGATAATATTTATTAAAAATAATACTAAAACGCTCTTTTTAGGGCGTTTTTTATTTTATAAAGAAAGGAGGAGAAATAAATGCCATTTGTAATACCAGAATTTTTACAAAATTACAGTACAGAAAAAATACTTTCTGAAATGCTTCAAAAATTGCCAGAAAATATCAGTAAAGAAGAAAACGGCTGGGTATGTGATTTGTTTTATCCTGTAGCAATCGCATTTTCAAGAGCAATAGAGTTCACATTAGTAGAAGCTATAAAAAATGTTGTACCAAAATATTCTTATGGTGATATATTGCTGGGACACGGAGAAAATAGAAATTTGTTTTTAAAACAGGCTAGTTATGCAAAAGCAATGCTTACCATACAGGGAATTATGGGTACAAAAATACCAAAAGGGTTTGCTTTTTCTACTGTTTCTACACTAGAAGAAAGCGGTATTGTATTTTATACATTGGAGGAGTGTGAAATAGCAGAAACAGGTATTGCAGAAGTAGAATGTATTTGTTCTGTTTCAGGAAAAAAAGGAAATGTTGCAGCAGAAACGATATTGCTTATGGTAAAACCTATGAAAGGGATTGTGTCTGTAGTCAATAAAGAAAAGGCATATGGAGGATATGAGCAAGAAACAGAAGACAGCTTTAGACAAAGAATAGCAGAGTTTGACGCTTCACTGGGAAATTCTTTTGTAGGTTCTCCAGCAGACTATAGACGCTGGGCATTAGAAGTGGCAGGGGTAGGATGTGCTAAAGTCATATCAGCAAAAGATGATACAGGGCTTGTTACAATCGTACTGACAGATAGTGAAGGAATGCCAGTACAGCAGTCTGTTTGTCAGGAAGTAGAAAATCATATTATGAGATATGATAGTTGGTATGAAAGGCTTGCTCCTATCAATGCTTATTTGAGTGTAGTACCAGCAGAGCCTATTAATATAGAAGTAAGTGCAGTTGTAGAATTAGAGCAAGGATATGATATAGAACAAGTCAAACAAGCATTTCTAAAAAATTTAAGAGAGTATTTTAAAACAGAAGAAGCACATACAGAGGTGAAATATGCAGAAGTGGGAGCAGTGCTTATTTATACAGAAGGGGTATGGGACTACCAAGAATTAAAAGTAAATGATGGTGTGGTAAATATTGAAATTGCAGAATATTGTGTTGCTGTTACAGAGGAAAATTCTATTTTTCTATATTATCAGTAAGGAGCCGTGATATTTTATGAAATATACAAGCAAAGACATACAGCAAATATTGACAAGTAAAACAGCAATAGAAGGATTAGACTATATTACACCAGTATATCATAAAGCAAAAACGGCACTCTGTATAATGGAAGCAATGGGAGTACAGGGGGACTTGTTTGTAAAGTGGGTAAATGAGACAGTAGAACAAATATTGCCCCAAACAGCAACGTGGGCATTAGATTATTGGGAAGAAGAATACGGTTTACCAATACACCCCAATATTAGCATAGAACAAAGAAGACAAAAAATATTGCTTGCTGTTAGAACAAGAGCACCTATGAACCCTAAAAGATTAGAACAAATATTGATGTTTATGTTTTCATTGAAAAAAGTTTCTGTATTAGAAAGAACTGCAAAAAATACATTTTGTGTAGAACTGTATGGACAAATATTAGAAGAACAATGGAAAAATATTTATCAGACCATTGAAAAATATAAGCCTGCACATTTGATATTAGAAGCAAAAAGTGTATTGGAAACACCTCTGCCACAAAAAACACTATATGTAGGTGGTGCTGTATTCAGACCTATAGCAGAAACAATATTATCCGAAATGGAGTATCAATATGACTTTAAAACAGCATTACATATAGGTGGCGTATTTCAGAATATATTGGAAACGACATTACCCGAATTGGAATTTAAAACAAGTGCAGTAATGAATGTGGTGGCAGATTGGTGTGAAATAGAACAAACAACATTGCCTGAAATGAAAATTTAAAAGGAAGGAGTGCGAAAACATTGTCAAGGGGATTTGTAATTACACAAACAGGTAAGAAATTGCTTGCAGAATTGGTAGCAACAAGGCAAGAATTAAATATTACGAGGGTAATGGTAGGAAAGGGAGAACTGCCACAAGGGCACTCTCCAGAACAGTTTGCAGATTTGATAGAACCAGTAACACAGGCTACTTCAACAATACCCGTTGTAAAAAATGGTGTAATTTCTTTTATTATAGAGTATAGAAATGACTTGAATGGTGGATTGCAAGAAGGATTTTGGTTAAAAGAATTTGGTGTGTTTGCCCAAGATGGAGAAAATGAAATATTACTGTATTATGCTTCATTGGGAGAGTATCCGCAATATGTAGAAGCATACGAAAATGGAAAAGTAAATATCAAAAAATATCCTGTAAGTATTTTAGTGACAGATGACATCAAAGTAAATATTGCATATGCTGCATTGGCATTTGTAACAGAAGAAAGAATGAAAGAGTTTGTAGAAATAGAAGCTTTGCCTTATTTGGAAGGTGTTTTAGCAGAAAGTGAAAATGGTATACTTGCAGAGTTGGATAAAAAAGCAGATAAAGAAACAGTACAACAAGCACTTGATACGAAGGCAGACGCTGAAATAATACAACAAGCATTAGAACAAAAAGCAAACACGCAAGAAGTGCAGACAGCATTGGAGCAAAAAGCAGATAAAGAAACCGTTGTAGAGGAATTGGCAAAAAAGGCAAATACTGAAGTAATTCAACAAGCATTAAATCAAAAAGCTGATACTGAAACAATACAGCAGGCGTTAGACCAAAAAGCCAATGAAATGGAAATGCTTACAGAACTAGGAAAAAAGGCAGACAAAGAAACTATAATACAACAATTAGCAGTTAAGGCAGATAAACAAGAGGTACAAACAGAACTAGACAAAAAAGTTGACAAGGAAGAAATAGAAGAAATATTGCAGCAGCAAATAGATAGTACAAATATTGTATTGGAATTAGATAAAAAGGCGGATAAAGAAACAGTTGCGGAAGAATTGGAAAAAAAGGCAGATGCTGAAATAGTGCAAGAGGAATTAAATAAAAAAGCAGATACTGAAACGATTTCTGCTGCACTGGCATTAAAAGCAGATAGCGAAACAATGCAGATAGAATTGGATAAAAAGGCTGATATTGCAACAACGACAGAAGAATTAGCTAAAAAATCAAATATATCTCATACACACAATTATGCAGGTAGTTCTTCTGCGGGTGGAGTGGCTAATTCCGCTACTAAGTTAAATACTGCTAGAATAATAGACGGTATACCATTTGATGGTAGTGCAAATATTGTACATTTTGGAGTGTGTGATACAGCAGCTGATGTTGCTGAAAAAACAGTCGCTCTTACAGGATTTGTATTAACAGAAGGTGCAAGAGTAGCTGTACGCTTTACAAATGCGAATACGAACACTTCACCTACATTAAATGTGAATAGTACAGGTGCAAAAGTTCTTAATTATACACAAGGGCAATATGCCCCTACTACGCAATGGGCAGCAGGAGATATTATAGAGTTTGTATACTATAGTAATCAATGGATTATGCTTACAGCAAATGCTCGTAAATTAACAACAGCTAGAACACTTGCATTAAGTGGTGATGTGACAGGTAGCACAACATTTGATGGCAGTGCAAATAAAACAATAACAGCAACATTGAAAAATAGTGGTGTAACAGCTGGTACATATGGTGCTTTGGATTTAGTAACGAAGAATAATGGTACAGTGTGGGTAAGTAACAATGCAGGATTACATGGTACATCTGCTATATCCACATGGACAGCAAGACAAGATTGTAAAATTTCATTTCGATGGAGGGTTTCTTCTGAAAGTACACACGATTATTTGAATATTACAGCAGCAGGAACACAAATACTTGCGAATACAAGTGGTTCTACAGAACAAACAGGAACACTTACTGCAACATTAGGATTAGGTCAAACTATTGTATTTACTTATAGAAAAGATAGCAGTGTAAATAATGGAATGGATAGAGCAGAAATCAGTGAAATAAAATATGGTGAAGGAACAGCAGAACCTAGTACAGTTATCTATGAAAGTAATATAGAAAACTATTTTGAAATTGAAAATAGCATCTATGGATTTTATACTGCAATTCCTGTGCCTAATATTACTGTTGATGCAAAAGGGCGTATTACTAAAATGCAAACAATTTATATGCCTTCTGTACTTAATGCAAAACATTCAAATGGTACAGACAAAGAAGGATATGCTACATCCGCAAGAGGAAGGTATTCTCACGCAGAAGGATATGCTACATCTGCAAGTGGAAGATATTCCCACGCAGAAGGAGGAGGCCTTACAACAGCAAGTGGAGCATATTCCCACGCAGAAGGAGGAGGCACAAAAGCAAGTGGAAGTAATTCTCATGCGGAAGGTGATAATACAACAGCAAGTGGAAGTTGTTCTCATGCAGAAGGATATCTAGTAATAGCTAAAGGTTCTTACTCTCATGCTGGTGGATATTGGACGAAAGCTAGTGCTAATTATCAAACAGCAATAGGAAAATACAACAAAGAAAGTACAGCAGAAACAGACAAATTTATTATAGGCAATGGTACAAGCGATACTGCAAGAAGTAATTGTTTGAGAGTAACAAATACAAATGGAGTTTATTCCAACAGCACATTCAAATCTAGCGGTGCAGACTATGCAGAAATGTTGGAATGGCTAGATGGAAATGTTGAAAAAGAAGATAGGACGGGATTATTTGTAACATTAGAGAAAGATAAAATTCGTGTAGCTACTTCAGAAGATGATTACATATTAGGCATTGTTTCAGCTTGTCCTTCTGTTTGCGGAGATGTGAGAGATGATACTTGGGGAAATATGCACTTAACAGATATATATGGACAACCTATATTAGAAGAAGTAGAAATTCCAGAAAGAACAGAAGAAATTGTAACAGTAAGTGAAGAAGGAGAAGAAGTTACTGAAACTATAGTAATAGAGCAAGCACATACAGAAATAAGACCAAAACTCAATCCAGAATATGATAATACACAAGAGTATATTCCACGTTCAGAACGTCCAGAATGGGACGCTGTAGGAGTGTTAGGAAAACTGGTTGCAATAGATGATGGTAGTTGTGAAGAAAATGGTTGGTGTAAAGTGGGGCAAGGTGGTATTGCAACAAAATCAGAGCAAGTAACAAAATATAGAGTAATGAAAAGATTAGACCAAAACCACATTAAAATATTTATACTGTGAGGAGTGGTAATATGGAAATAGAAAAGGAAGAATTAGAACAAAATCAAGGTATACAGCCAGGATTTATGATAACAGTAAAGGGAAGGAAATTGCTTGCGAAACTGGTAGCAGGGGAACAATTAGAGATTACGAGGGTAATGGTAGGCAGTGGAAATTTGGGAGAAGAAAGTCCTGCCTATTTTGATGACTTGATACAGCCAGTAGCACAAGCAACTTCTACAGAACCTGTTGCAGAAGATGGTGTTGTTTCATTTGTGGTAGAATATAGAAGTGATTTGAATGGGGGATTGCAGCACGAATTTTGGATAAATGAATTTGGTATATTTGCTAGAGATGGAGAGGAAGAAATATTATTATATTATGCAACATTGGGAGATTTTCCGCAACACGTAATGGCTTATAAACAAAATGGTGCAATAGATGTCAGAAGATATCCCGTAAGTATTGCAATATCAGATGAAGTAGAAGTAGTAATTGCTTATCCAGCACTTTCTTTTATGACAGCAGAAGAAGTAAGGAGATTTTTAACTATCAATTTATTGCCAGAGTTTTTATTGGATATGAAAGATTTGATAAAAAAACACAATGAAGATGAAAACGCCCACCCTAAGCTCAAAACATTGTTAGATGCAGATTTAAAGGCAAGAATAGAAAGACTGGAAAATGCTTTGTATTATGATATTAAAGAAAATCCATTTTTAGTGACATTTGAAACATTGAATGGTATTACATTGACTAAAGGTGTGTGGAATAAAAATAAAAAACGACTGGAATGTTAAGGAGGGAAAAATATGGCAAGTATAGGAACGCCAACAGTAACAGGAGAAAGAAATTTTACTGTTACTTGTACAGGTCTTGAAGCAGGAAGTACTTATCAACTATGGTCTTGGATAAAAAGTAGTAATACACAACATTTTACAGATAGAGCAAAAGCCAGTTCTAGTTCAATTACATTTTCTGTAACTTTAACAAGTGCTTATACAGTAAGTGATATAAATGATTTAGACCTTAGAGATGCCTATGGTAAGTACATTACAAATAGAAACGTTAGTATGCATTATTCCCCATCTATAGCAACACCATCTACACCATCTTCAATTAGCTATAGCACTTCTATCAATTCGTATAACTCTACAAGAATATCTTGGGGAAGTGTATCAGGAGCAACAAGTTATGTATTGGAAAGGTCTATCAATGGAGGTTCATTTAGTCAAGTATATTCTGGAACAGCTACCAGTTATACAGACTATGGTTTGAATTCTAGTACAACAAGAGTACAGTATAGAGTAAAAGCGGTAAATAGTGGAGGTAGCAGCAGCTATAAAACAGGCTCCAGTGCAACAGTATATTACAGTAAGCCAAATGTCGCACCAACAGTACCATCAAGTATTACAGTGCCTTCAACAGTTTATGGTGGAAGGGCATTTACAGTAAGTTGGGGGAAATCTACGGATAGTGATGGGAATTTGTCGGGATATAAATTGGAAAAATCCGTAAACGGTGGAAGTACTTGGACACAAATATATCAAGGAAGTAGCACAAGTACATCTGTAACGCTAACATTTGGGGAAGCAACACAAGTAATGTTTAGAGTAAGAGCTTATGACAGTAGTGGTGCTCACAGTGGCTATAAAGCAAGTGGTACAAGCACTGTAGTGAATAATAAAGTTCCTACTGCACCGCAAAGTATTACTGTCCCACTGAATATTTATGGAGGAAAAACAGCAGTAGTAACTTGGACAGCAGCCACAGACAGCGATGGGAATTTATCAGGGTACATATTAGAACGTTCTGTAAATAGTGGTACTTACACACAAATTTATAAGGGAGCAAATAAAAGTTATAGCGACAACATTACAAAAGGCTGGAATACAGTGCAATATAGAGTTTGTGCTTATGATAGTTACAATGAAAAAGGTGCTTACAAAACAGCACAAGTTAGAAATATTATAAACAACGAATTACCAATGATTACTACAAGCAGTACCAATTTAGGATTAAAAACAGGAGCATTTTCTTTTAGCTACACAGTTTCAGACCAAGAAAGCAACAAATTGACTGTAGTAGAAAAAATAAATGGGGTACAGAAAAAGAGTTTTACAGCAACTTCTGGTAGTACATACACATTTCAGATAACACAGCAAGAGTTTATTTGTATATTAAATGGTACAAATACACTTTCTATTACAGTAACAGATACAGATGGTGGTGTTACAACGAAAAACATCACATTTCAAAAGCAAGAAAATGAAATTGCTTTTACATTAAAAACACCTTTTGAAACAGATGCAGAAGCAAGTGTAGGCATTATGAATGTAGTAAGGCAGATACCAGAAGGAGCAGATTTTATAATAGAAGCCTGCAACAATGCCTATGATACAAATCCTACTTGGGAAGATGTGACAAGATTTGTAAGAGAAGGAAGAAATTTTATATTGTTAAATGAACAAAAAACAGCTTCAAAATGGGGATTTTCTTTTAGAGTAACAGTGAGAAGAAATACAGCAACAGGCGAAATTTATATCAGTTCTGTAGGAGGGAATTTTAAATGATAGAGTGGAGAAAAGATAGTATATTAGAAGCAAGAGAAAAAGACAGAAAAAAACAAGAAGTAGAAAATATAGCTGAAACGTTGTTACAGCTGGAAATGCAAGCACAACAGGAAAGACAAATGTTAGCACAACAAATGGCAGATTTAGAATTAGCAATGTTAGAAGGAGGAAATGCAAATGTATGAAATATTAAAGCAAAGATATGAAAGGAATTTTGTAAGAAAAGACCAGTTACAGAGATATGTGACGTTAGGAAAAATCACACAAGAGCAATATGAACAGATTGTAAAAGAAAAACAAGAAGTAGAAAAAGATGTTTAAAAAGAGTTTAAAAGAGGTTTATTGTCTTTTATCTCTTTTTTTATTGAGATTTTTTGATACTTAGATTTTTTTAATATGAAGAAGAAAGGGGGTAACCATATGGAGTGGGAAATCGTAACAGTAATTATTGCATTGGTGGGGCTTTTGGCTACTGTCACTAAGCCTATTATGAATTTGACAAACACCATTACAAAATTAAATGATACTTGTGAGCATTTAGAGTCAAAAATGGAGAAATTTGAAAATCATAATCACGACAGCCACGTAAGATTGTGGAACCATAATAATGAACAAGATGAACAACTAGCAGACCACGAAAATAGAATAAGTATATTAGAAGAAAGGAAGGTATAGCTATGAAAAAAATCAACTGGAAGGTAAGGGCAAAAAATCCGTATTTTTGGTTTGGATTGGTGGCGATAGTGTTGGCGGCTGTTGGTGCAAAACCAGAAATGTTTACAAGTTGGGAAATACTAGCGGAACAAGTGAAAAACCTTTTGAGTAATCCTTTTGCACTAGGTTGTGTAGTTGTGGCGGTTGTGGGCTATATCAATGACCCTACTACACAAGGCATTACAGATAGTAAACAGGCATTGACTTATCAGAAACCAAAAAAGGATTAAAAAATTAGTTAAATAATATTGTGAAAAATATTGTATTTTTGAATAAAATCTTATATACTTTAATTGATTTAGAAAAAGTAGTATTAGGAGGCAGAAAGGATGGAAGTTAATGCTTCTCAACCAACCTATAAACGTCAAAGATTTTTATTAGAATTTATGAATCAAATAGAAAATACAACGTCTACTGATTTACAAGAACTGATATTTTTAAATTCTGTAAATGAGGATTTGTCATATTATAACTTTATTCCATATAAATATGGTCCATATTCATTTCAGCTTGCTGAAGATATAGATATTTTACAACAAAAAGGCTACTTAACCAAAAGAGATACACATATTTATATAACTCAAAAACAAACACAAGATAAAACATTTTTTAATGTAACTGAAAGAGGAAAGACATTAATACGAAAAGTATATAAAGAATATCCTTATTATTCTATAAATAGTAAAATTATTGGAAATTTATTCAGCTTGACAGAGTTAGAGCATTTTGAAAACTTGAAAAAAGAATATAAGCAAATGGGACAAGTACTTTTTACTATAGGATATGAAGGGAAATCTATTGAGGATTTTGTAAATAAACTAATTCAGAATGATGTTAGGATATTATGTGATGTTAGAAAAAATCCAATAAGTCGTAAATTTGGATTTTCAAAAACTAAAATTAAGCATATTCTAGAGGAAATTGGAATTAAGTATACTCATATTCCAGAGTTAGGAATTGAAACAGAAAAACGTGCAAATCTTGATACAACAAAGGATTATCAAAATTTGTTTCAAGAATATGAATTAACTTTACCAAAGCGAAAAAAATATTTAGATGATATATATTCTTTTTTATATAATAACAAACGTGTAGCATTAATGTGCTATGAAAAAGAGGCAGAAATGTGTCATCGTCATGTTATTAGAGATTATATAACATCAACCTACAATATAAGGAGTTTAGACCTATAATGATTGAGAAAAAAAGAATTTATATTATTGTAAAAACATATCCAACTATATCAGATAAATATTCTGAGTTAGTTTGCACTGCTGGGGTATTAGAAGATGGATCATGGATTCGTTTGTATCCTATTCCATTTAGAAAGCTAGACTTTGAACAAAAATATAAAAAATATTCATGGATACAAGTTGAAGTTGAACGTAATAAACAAGATTTTCGCCCTGAAACATATAGACCAGTTAATTTAGATAATATGAAAGTTGAAAAGCTAAAATTATCAAAATCGTCAAATGTATCAGAAGAAGATTGGAAACAGCGTCGAGATATTATCTTTAAAAATAAAAAAATATATACTAATTTAAGAGAAATAATTGACAAAGCAAAATCAACAGATTTTATATCATTAGCTATATTTAAACCAACAGAATTAATTGACTTTGTTATACAATCAGTAGAACGAGAATGGGACAAAAATAAACTTCAGCATTTAAAAGAATTGTCAAAACAAATGAGTTTGTTTCAAACTCCAGAAGAAATAGATAAAGAATTTAAAGTTGTTCAAAAAGTACCTTATAAATTTTCTTATAAATTTAAAGATGATTGTGGAAAAATTTCCACAATGATGATTGAAGATTGGGAAATAGGAATGCTTTATTTTAATTGTTTACAACAAGCAGAAGGAGATGAAGATATTGCAATCCAGAAGGTAAAAGAGAAATATTGGAATAGCTTTATAAAAAGAGATTTATATTTTTTTCTAGGAACAACAAAAAAATTTCATAATAGGGCAAAAAATCCATTTATTATAATAGGTGTATTCTATCCACCGTATCCAAAAAATCTACCTATGAATGGTCAGATGAAGTTATGGGAATAAGAATAAAAAAGTTTCTGTATTTGCAGGAACTTTTTTTGTTGCTTAAAAAGAGTGGAAAATATCAATATAAAACATGAAAACAAAAATGGAACATGATATAGCAAAAGACAAGCTACAATATATATTGTAGTAAAAAAGATTGAGGTGATATTTTGAATTTGCAGAAATGTATTTTAACAAACATCGACTGTTATAAAACAGCAAAACAAATGAAGATAAAAGGTATTATGGTACAAAGTCGTAATTGATATGGAAAAAATAGGAGGTATATTATGAAAAAAATAGCAATGATATCACAAACAATGGGCGGCAAAACAGAGCAAGAAATTTTACAAACAAGAGAAAAGGCAGTAGCAGTTTTAACAGAAAAAGGCTATGAAGTGTTAAATACTTATTTTGAGGATAACGAACAGGATTTGAAAGAAAAAGGTTATGAAAACGTACCTTTGTATCATCTTGCAAAATCTTTAAAATATATGTCAAAATGCAATGCTGTTTATTTCTGCAAAGGTTGGGAAAATGCAAGAGGTTGCAGAATTGAACACGAAACAGCAAAAGCATATGATTTAGACATCATTTATGAATGAAAGGTGATACTATGCAAAGATATGATATTATATCAAAACCATATTGGTCAAATTGTTTCATAGAAGCAATAAGGGCAAAATCAAAAAATAGTAATGTCAAAATATATTTTTGCAAACCAAGAATTACTGAAAATGGAAATTTTCAAATATTACATTTTATGTGGAGCGATGGAGTGGCTGATTATGATTTTTCAGACTTAGATAATACAGAACATTCATTTTATAAAGATTTATTTTTTAAAGGTGTTATAAGAAGGCATCATATTGGATTTGCAAAAAAATATTCACAGTATAGAAATAATAAAAAGAGGTGATACATATGGAAATCAAACAGATATTAGCACACACAAGCAACTACACAAAAGGCAGAAAACAGCCAGTAGAATATATTGTAGTACATTACACAGCGAATAATGGAGATACAGCACAAGGAAACGGCAATTATTTCAGTCAACCAAATAGAAACGCTTCTGCTCATTATTTTGTAGATGAAAGTAATGTAGTACAAAGTGTAAAAGATACGGATACCGCTTGGCATTGTGGAGCCAAAAGCTACAAACACACTATATGCAGAAATGATAATAGTATAGGTGTGGAGATGTGTAGTGAAAAAGATGAGAAAGGGCAATACTACATAAATGAACAAACGCAAAATACAGCAATTAAACTAATAAATGTGCTTATGTCAAAATACAATATACCTATAAAAAATGTAATAAGGCACTATGATGTGACGGGCAAAATGTGCCCAGAACCTTTTGTTAGAAATCAAGTACAATGGCTGGATTTTAAACAAAAATTGATAGAACAAAAGGAGGAAAGTGTAGAAATGATATACAACTATATTGATGAAAATATGCCAAATTGGGCAAAACCAACGGTGCAAAAACTGATTGATAAAGGTGCATTAAAAGGCAATGAAAAAGGAGAATTACTACTTACAGGTACGATGTTGAGGTTATTTGTCATTTTTGATAAAGAGGGTTATTTTGACAAATACAACACTATAGAAGAAGTGCCAGATTGGGCAAAGCCAACGGTGCAAAAACTAATTGACAAAGGTGCATTAAAAGGAAATGAAAAAGGAGAGTTACTACTTACTGGTACAATGTTGAGGCTGTTTGTAATACACGATAGAATGGGAGTATATGACAGATAAAGAAAATTTTCTTTTATTTTTTATTGAATTGAAAAAAACTTAATGTAATAAAGAAAGGAGATAGGTATAATTATCTATCTCCCTCTTTTGTGTTGCTTGTATTAGCACGTATTACATATTGTGTTTTAAAATTATTAAATTGATTATATTCTATTTTTTTTTCAAACTGTAATCTTCCAATTACAATACCTACATCTATTTTCACCTTTTCTGCAAAAGCAGCAATAGAAGAATAGCTAAAATCATTTTGATTTATAAATTTCGCATATAATTCTTCTGGTATTAAATAATTTCTTGCAAATGTATCAGCTTCATATTCTAAATCTTTGTTGTTTAAAGATATATCCTTTTCTGAAGCACTAATAAAAGTTTCTTTCATTTTTTGTTGAAAAATGTGTTTTATTTCATGAAAAAGAGAAAACCAAAATTTATCAGAATAAGCCCCTCTATTATTTAGTGCTAACATTACTTTATTTTTATTTATCCATCTAACAGCTCCATTAATTCCTGAGCTTCTTAAATGAGGTAAAACAATAAAAGCTACTCCACATTGTGCAAAAATTTCTTTTAGACGTGGAAAAAAAATATCTGATTGTTGAAGTGTCATACTTCTTATTTCTGGCAAATATTTTTGTAACTTTTTTTTATCGAAAGGTTGACAATCCACTGTATCTGCTATATTTAATGCAGTTTGTACCCATATATTTGCATTAATTATATTTTTATCTGTCATTTCTGAAACAACTGCTCTAAATTGAACTAAAAAATTACGTTTTCCTAATATACTTAGAGAAGATATTTTTAAAAATTGTAGTAATTCTTTTATTTTTTCTTCTGTAGTTATTTTATGTGAAGAAACAATTCCTAATTTTTGAAAAAAGCTATAATCAATTACTTTCATACATTCTTTTTCTTCTTCTATTTCTTTTTGTCTTTTTATTTCAATTATTTTTGCATCATAAGTAGCTTGCATATTTAACCAGAACTTTGCTGAAGTTCCTAACATATTAGAAAGTTTTTGTGCTATTTCATCTGATAATGGAATTTCCCCATTTATCAGTTTACTAATAGTTTTGTCTGTTGTAGCAAGTCTTTTTGCCAGTTCGCTTTGTGTCATATTCATTTCTTCAATGATATCTTTGATATAATATCCTGGATGAAAAGCGATCAAATTTTTATATTCTTGTTTATTCATAATGATTTGAAACCTCCTCTACTGAAACACAAACAATTTCAATGGAATTATAAAAATTTACTGTTTCATCAAATTGATTGTTATTTTCATTTAATGGTACTACGATTAATCTATATCCTGATTTTTTTCCTAAATCAATTGCATATTTTCCATTTTTGTCACCTATTAAAGAATGAAAACGAAATGTGGGTACACATATAATATCACGCAATGTTTCAGCATTTTTGATGGCATTTATTGTAGAAAGGAGTTTTTCCGCTACTTTTTCGTTGTACTTCTTTTTAGCATGTGAGATATTAGTACATTCTTTTTCTATTTTTTTGTTCTTGTAGCTTATTTTCACGCAGGATAACTTCCTTTCCTTATATTATATTATAATTAATATACCATTATACGTAAAAATAATCAATAATTTTTACCAAATTGGTAAATTTTTAATTTATTTTTATGACAATCAATTTTTTATATAAGTATGTTAAGGTATGAAAAGTATCAAATCATCTCAACATTTATTGTTTAATGAGATAATTATAGAAAAGGAATGACATTGGAAAATTGTTTCTCGAAGATGTTATGTTAAGAATATTTGTAGCAAATGACAGAATGGGGTTATATGACAGATAGAGGAGCGAAAAGCTCCTTTTTTTGTATATCAAAACCGCCCTATGGTTTTATTTTTTTGTCCTTTTTTTGTCCTACTTTTTTATAAAATTTATTACAGATTATCAATTTTTTGAAAGAAAATAGTATAAAAATATTATGAATTTAATACTTTATATACTTTTTTTAAAAAATACAAAATAATGTAGCATATTAATTGTTTTATATTGAAAAAAATACTATTAGGCTGTAAAATGGTTTGTATAGAGATATAAAAATAAGTGAGGAAGCAGGGGTCATATGTTTCGATGGTTAGTACTATCTATTATTTGTATAGTATGGGGAATTATTCTGATTATACAAGCAAGAATAGAGATGAAGCAATCTCAAAATCCTAATCCCAATACAAATGTAAAACCAAAACAAAAAATGGAAGAAGGGGAGGAAAAGTTTTCTGGAAGGACATTATATTTCAGTAATGTGCCTTTACGTGAAAAAGAAGAATGTTGCTTAAGAAAACAATCTATATTTGAGGATATGAATGTTATTGAAAGGGCAGAATGTAAAACAGCAATCTATCGTATCATACGTTTTATTGACAAAATATTTTTAAAAGATGAAAAAGGATTTTTTACGGAAAAGGGGAAAAAAAGGCTTACTATTGTATTAAACAATATTTTAAGTATGAGATATTGCTTTAAAAAAGAACAAGTACAAGAGGATTTAATTACAGTATGTAAGTTATTACAGTATACACTAGAAAAGGAAGATGTAAGTGGTGTATTTTATGCGCATCATATATTAAGTGACTTAAATTTTTGGATATTAGACCAACCTTTTGCCAAAGGGGAATTTGAAACATGGGAGAAAAAAATACCAAAACAAAAAGAAACAAGGGTATTTTATGGCATTACAAAGAGCTGGGAGTATTCTTATCCAAGAGATTTACAGAAAAAAATAAAAAACATTATATTACCTGAAGAAGAAGGGATTTTTGATATTAGAGGTCATTTTGCACAAAAGTATATGGAACTGGCACAAACATTTTATACATTAGAAGAATGGCATATACAGCAAATGATAGAATATTGTAATGCTATGGAGCAAATTTTTAATGAGATTATTAGTTTTAGAGCAGCAGACGTGGATATTGAACAATTAAATGAAATGGAACAGGCAATATTTGATAAAAATGGAGCAGTAACGAAAGGCTTGCTGAAATACTATAATATGCTT